AATTTCTGAAAACCCTCTAGACGAAAATGATGGTTCAGAGTATAATGAAGGGGATGTTTAAGAAAAAGCAATCTGAAATCGATTACAAATACAACGAGAGAGAACTTTTAAACGAGTTCTCTTTGTATATAGACTCGACTTACAACAAACACTATAGTCTTAATAAGTATCAGGCGACTGAATTTATTATAGATGGTGGTCGTGGTGAGGGGTTTTGTATTGGAAATATTTTAAAGTATGCACAACGATACGGAAAAAAGAATGGTTCAGATCGGGAAGACCTTTTAAAGGTATTACACTATGCATTGATGATGTTGTATGTTCATGATAAGGAGACAGAAGAAAGTGATGAAAATCAGTAATGACACGAGAAACGTCTTAAAAAATTTCTCAACAATTAATACAGGGATTAGGGTTAAGACTGGTAACAAGCTTGAAACTATTTCAAATATGAAGAATATTCTTGCAGTTGCAACAATAGAAGAGCAATTTCCAAGACAATTTTCTATCTATAATTTACCTGAGTTTTTAGGTGCAACATCGTTATTAGATGATGCAGATTATCAATTTAACGATGTATCGTTATCAGTAGCAGATGCACATTCATCTATGTCTTACTTCTATGCAAGTGAAGGCATGGTGGTAGCACCTGATAAAATGATTACAATGCCTGATGCAGAAATAGAGTTTAGTATCTCTTCACAACTATTAAGTGATCTTAATAAGGCAGCAAGTGTATTGGGTGTTAATGATTTAGTTCTTGAATCAGATGGAACCAAAATTACATTAACAGTTAGAGACAAAAAGAACACAACGTCTAATACTTTTGCAAGAATTGTCGGTGAAGGTAATGGATCAAAGTATACCATGAACTTCAAGATTGAGAATTTAAAGATTCTAGAAGGGAATTATGAAGTGTCGGTATCCTCAAAAGGGATATCACACTTCACCAACAAAGATATTGATTTGGAGTATTTTATTGCACTTGAACCTGATTCAAAATATAGTGCTTAAATGCCTATATAATAATGTGAGTATAGTTATTAGTCTCTGCTATACACGCGGGAGCAGTCCGTTTCTCATCAACTTCAAGGGTGGATTGCACGCTGATCTCGGTGGGGAGATTGGCTCCTTTTTATGAGTAATGTGATCGATATTTCTTCAAAATCTGAGTTTTTGTTTGTTGAGAAATACAGACCTCAGACTATAGAAGATACAATTTTACCTGCCGATATTAAGGCAACCTTTACCGAGTTTGTAAAACAGGGAGAGATTCCTAATTTAATGTTATGTGGTTCTGCTGGTGTCGGGAAGACTACCATTGCAAAAGCCCTCTGTAACGAACTAGGAGCCGATTTCATCGTCATTAACGGATCAGATGAAGGTAGACTCATTGATACCCTTAGGACGAAGATAAAGAACTTTGCAAGCACCGTTTCCCTACAGGGAGGCCCAAAGGTTGTTATACTCGATGAGGCGGATTATATCTCAGCAGAATCAGTTCAACCAGCATTAAGAAATTTTATAGAAGAGTTTTCAAATAATTGTAGGTTCATATTTACCTGTAATTATAAAAATAGAATTATTCCACCACTACATTCAAGAACTACGGTTATTGATTTTACTATCACTCCAACGGATAAACAAAGACTGGCGTCAGTGTTTTTAGCACGGTTAATGGAGATTTGTCATGATGAAGGAATCAAATATGACACTCAAGTATTAGTTGAATTAATCATGAAGTTCTTTCCTGATTTTAGACGATGTTTAAATGAGGTTCAAAGATATGGAGTAAGTGGAGTAATTGACAGTGGATTATTAGCAACTCTTTCCGAAGAGAAGTTAACTCCATTGATAAATATGATTAGAGAAAGAAATTGGAGTGGAATGAGAAAATGGGTAGGTCAGAACTCAGATAATGATTTCAATACCTTATATAGAAAGGTATTTGATACACTTGAGAATAGATTAGAACCTAGTTCCATCCCAGTAGCAGTATTGTTAATTGCAGACTACCAGTATAAATCTGCATTTGCTATGGACAGTGAGATAAACTTTGTTGCATGTTTGACTGAAATCATGAGTGAATGTAAATTTAAGGGGTAGTATGACAGAATATACAGAAGAAGTAGATAGACAACGATTATTAAATGATGCTTTAGAGTGGGGTCATGGAGTGAAATACATCCATTTCAATAATGGAATTGAAGAAACTCGATTCAACAATGGTAGTTATAAAATGACAAATCCTAAAACAGGACATGTTGATTGGTTTACCGTTGATGAAAAACCACAAACATTAATTGATCGATTTCAACGAGCAATGTCTGATCTCGTACATAGTGATTAAGAAACGAAATCCTTTTGACTTTGTAAAGTCGGTCTCTTACGACAAAAAAGATATCATGGTTGATGATATCGAAGAGAAAGCCTATCAACCATTTTTAATCAACAAAGCACTATCTTATCATCAAGATTCTGTTTTCTTCGCAAACGAAATGAATCATAGAACACATGTAGACAATCGTCTTCAATACCTCTTTTTTCTAAATACTTTAAGGAAACGACAAAGATTTTCTTCATGGTCAAAACCATACATTAGCAAGAAACTCGATGTCATAAAAAAGTATTATCAGATATCACAAAAAGAAGCAAAGGAATATGTTAATTTGTTATCTGATAAACAACTTCGTGAATTGAAGAAGAGAATGAACTTTGGTGGTGTTGATGAACGGAATAGATAATTTAGTCAAAGATTTAGTTGAAATTACATTCCCCGAAAAAGACGACTTTTTAAAGATACGAGAAACACTTTCTCGAATCGGTGTTGCATCGCGTAGAGATCAAGAATTATTTCAATCTTGTCATATCCTTCATAAGAGAGGCAAGTATTATATCGTCCACTTCAAAGAACTATTCAAATTAGATGGGAAACCTACTAACATTGATGAGTCAGATATAGGTAGAAGAAACACTATTACCATGTTATTAGCACAATGGAAATTGTTATCTATTGTAGATGAATCACAAATAGAAGAACCACAAGCCCCATTATCTCAGATCAAAATCATTCCATTCAAGGAGAAATCCGAGTGGAAATTGACCACCAAATACTCTATTGGAAGTCATAATTAAATAAATACTCCTGTTAACCACAACAATGGAGGCATGTTATGTTGGCTGGAATAGTAAATTTTATTATGGGTATTTGGAATATTTTAATGATAATCCCTATAATCATAACCATAGCGAGTATCGTTGTAAGTTTAACACCAACACCCAAGGACGATAAGCTGTGGGCAAAGTGTTATAAATACCTAGAGGTTCTTGCACTTGCAATAGGCAAGGCAAAACAAAGAAACCCATTATTAGACAGATAAGTCTAAAAAATAGGAGAAAATTATGGAATCTAACTTAATAATTGGCTTAGTAGTAGCAGCCGTTATAGGATTCTTCGTTTGGTCTGAGGTCACTGGTAAAAAGAAGAAATCTTCTTCTTCTAGTCAATCAGGTGGAGTAATTAGGAAGTCTAAAAGTCCTAAAGGCCCCCAACATAGTCAAAAGAAAGGCGCAGTCCCTTCTAAGGCAGAACTTAAAAAATTGACAAAAAATCAATTAATTCAACTTGCGGACAAAAAAAGTCTAAAAGTTAAAGTTTCTGCAAAAAAAGCTGACGTTGTAAACGAAATACATTCACAATTGAAATAACTTCCCAAACAGTTTCAAAGGGGTCGCTCGACCCCTTATTGCTCTAAAATCTTTCAAATCAGACAACTATATCTATAAATAGTTGTATGAATTTTATTACGTTTTTGAGTGAGGTTGGAGTCCCTATAGGGAGTGCGGTGATAATGGCATTCTTTATATTCCTGACTTTGAAGTATATCTTAGAGTCAGTTGTGGGACAGGTCAACAGTTTGGCGAGTATTATTTCCAGTTTAGAGAGTCGTGTCCGACAAATGAATAACGACATGATTAAGATCGACATGTTGGTTTCATCTGCATTGGATTTAAAACCCGATATTGAAAGAATAGCTCGGGCAGAAAATTTTATAGAAGATAAAAAGATAGATACTCGTAGAGACTGATGGATAAGATAGCACAACTTATTGCAGAATTTGGATTTCCAGTAGTTCTTGCATTGGGTATGGGTTATTTCATTTTCTTTGTTTGGAAATTTGTCACTCTAGCATTAAAACCCGCGTTGGGAAAATCGTATAAAGAGTTAATTAGACTTCTTGACCAAATCAGAATGTTAGATAACGATCTGATTCGATTACAACAGAAAGTTAATACGGTTCTTGAATATAAAGAACGGCAAGAGATAATACAGGATGCAGAAGAAAAGAAAACTTTAAAGAAGAGAAAGAAGTAAAAGAGGACACATGACAATAAGAACGAACAACATCGTTGCTTTACTAATATTTTTTATGTTGGTGGTAGTTCCACCTTTATTTGCAGACGAGATAAAACACGAATTTAAAAATCCTTCATTTAGTGGTGCAAATGTCG